ACTTCTAATCAAATATGATACTATATCCATTAGCATTTATATCAAGATCAACTTCTTTTGTAACGTCAGGACTGATTATGCAATTGGATGCTTATGATAGGGCAAGTTATTCTGGATCTGGCAGCACAGTTAATGATATAACAGGTTCGTATACACACACTTTAACTGGTGCTTCATTCACAATTCTTGATGGAATTAGATGTTTTGCTTGCACGACAGGAAATAACAGGGTTGTTGTAAATGGAACCGGACCTACACTACCAACAACAGGATATACATATATCACTTGGGCTAGATTAATGAGTAGTAATTCCGGATTTAGAACATTACTTTACACAAACTCTCCTAAGTACACACCGATTACTATCCCTAATGGGACAGGTACGTTGGGATATTGGGACAGCTCATTTAAGACTTCTGAATATGATGTCTCATCTTCCTCGGATACGTGGGTTCAATTTGCAGTAGTTGGAGATAGTTCGTCCCAAATATTTTATATAAATGGTTCACAGGTAGGAAGTACAATCAATGCAGGTTCAGGCGGAAGAACACATTGGGGATGGGGTAATAACGATACTGCAGGTCAACCTTGGGGGCACGTTGCTAATTTATTTCTTTATGATAGAAAATTATCTGTTGAAGAAATCATAGGAATGTATAACCACTTAGCACCAAGATTTGTAACCCCAGTTACTTCTAATCTAGTTTTACATTACGATCCATATCAAAAGCCTAGCTATGCTGGGGCTGGTGCAACGGTGTATGATTTGACTAGTAACGGTTTAAATGGAACACTGAGTAACACAACCTATACAAGTCCACATTTGACTTATAACGGATCAAGTTCAACAACTTCAGTTGCAGATAATGCATTATTAGAACCAGGAAGCGGTGATTGGACATTAGAAGTTTGGGTAAATCACTCAGTAATAACAGGAGCTAGCAGATGCATTATAAGTAAAACTAACGGGGGTAATGCAGCCGATTGGGGATATGGAATTAGAACTGCCTCTTCTGGATCTACATATATGGAAGTAGGCAATGGGACTACTTCGATCACATCTCCTTCTTCTACGCTGTCTACCGGCACTTGGTATCAATTGGTAGGAGTATGGACTAACGTTGCAAGCAATTCAATAGAATTTTATGTTAATGGAATTAGTCAAGGAAGCAGCTCACATTCATTTGCAAGTATTAAGGACACAACAAGACCGGTTTCTTTCGGATCTTTTGATGGGGGAGCAACTTTTGGTCAATGGGTTAATGGAAAAATGGGTATAGTTAGATTTTATAACAAAGCACTTACCTCTGCTGAGGTTTTAAGAAATTATAATGCAGACAAATGGAAGTATCAGTAAGATATTACATAGGATTTAATTAATTGAATCCCTTCCAAATTTTTGATATATAATAGATATGCTGAGTTTAAATACCCAAACCTTAGAAATGGTTTTAGAACATAGATATATACAATAAAAATAAATCCCTCAAAATGGATAGAATTAATTTCGACGATAATCTGTCACAGATAAAAATGGAAAAAGCGAAAGCTGCAGCTGCTCTTTTAAACGAAAGCTGGGGTGGCAATGGCGGTTTTACTCCAGGTGCTGCTGGCTCATATACAGATGGTTTACAAAAAGAGATTGAAAACATGTCTACAGAACACAGAAAAGCAATAAAATCTTCTTTTTCTGTTGGAGTTTTAGAGACTGCAATGGCTTTAAATAATACCTCTTTTGTTGAATTGGCAGAAGCTAAAATCCTGGTTGACAAATATATTAATCACGTATCAATCAAAGGTCTTTCCGAGGCATTCCTTATAGAGGCAATGATCTCAGAATTAGAAAACTTTGCATGGGAAAAGAACGTAAAACCAGCTTTGTCTAATCTGAAAAAAGCATTTGAAAGCAACAGAAAAGAGATCGAGGTTGCTAAAGCAATCGAAGAAATCAACGGATCTGGTGGTAGAGACTTATACTCTTCTATTGTTGAAACTATGAGAAATTGGTTAGCATCCGAAGATAGAGTTTCCGAAAAACTTTTGGTAGATCTTAAGAAATGGGCATTCAATCCATCGGTTAGATCCCTTGTTGAGAGAGTATCTAATTTGCAGAACGAAACTGGAAATAAATTTAATGTTAAAGTTAATTCTTCTAACTGCGATGTTAAATCAATCATCGCTCCTAGTTTAGTTACCGAAAACTCTTCAGTTTTTGTAACATCAAACAGATTCTTCAGAGCAACAGAAGATGGCGTAAGAATCATGGAAAGAGAAGAAGCCGGAAGACTTTCTGGTAAATTTCTAAAATCTGTACTAGCACTTTCTAATCCTAATGTTAAAATCAACGAAAGCGGATTGGATCTTTATATGGGTAAAAACAAATTATCCGTTGTATTTGAAAGCGAAACAGACACTAAAAATATTTTCTTTAATGGTAAAAGAGTAGCAGAAGATAAATTAGGATTTACTCTATCTTTTGAATTAAGAAATGGATTTCAAGGATCTGCTAATGCAATAGAGCATGCAGTACAAGTAGTAGAAGCTGCTAACTATCTTTCAGAGATTGATTTTGGAAAAAAAATCGTTTCTAAAATATACGAAGGAGTAGAGGCTAACGTATTTAAATTTGAAAATAGAGTTTTCGTACATAAGGTAAATCCTGCTATGAAGAAAAACGAGCTTTTCGAAGGAAACGGAAGTCAAGCAGTTAATCTAGTAAAAGAATTCTTAGGATTTGATCTTTCTGAGTCAATGACACAATTTTTAGAAAAGGAAGACCAAATTCTTTCTATTATGAAAAACGATAGAAACGAGATTAAAAAGAATTTAGAGATAGTAGAAAGTGAAATCAATAAGATAAACAAAGCACTAGAAACAAATCCATCTCTTCAAAGTTCAGATGAAATTAAAGAGGCACAAAAAATGCTTTCTTCAGAATCTAATCTATTGAAAGAAAAATGGAATCAGATCTCAGTAGAAATTGAAAGATTTGAAAAAGGAGCTAAGAAAAAAGTAATTACTGAGAGTGAAGGATATGGTATAAATACCGATGTTAAAATCAATAGAAACGGCGAAAAGGGTAAAGTTGTAGGTGTAAACGGAAATTCTAAAACATACACAGTTATGTTTGAAAATGGAAGAACCGGAGAATTTTTCTTCAACGACGTTACTGATATCTCTGACGAAATTAAAAATATTCAATTAAGCAGAGTTAATGATATGGACGAAGATCTTGATGAGACTAATGAAGGATTAGAATCCGATATGGGATTAGCACAGGCACCAGTAAAAACAACAGGTGGATCTGGTAAATTTATACAAAACTTAAAGAATCATAATTTAGCTAAAGCACCGGGATCTAATTCAGGAGGATCAGTTAGTGACATAGAAAATCTAGCAGATCACGAATTAGCTGAAGCACCATCAAAGACATCTTCAACTTCTAAAGACCCTAAAGGGGTAAGTGGTAAACACGATTTAGCAGAAGCACCAGGTGGATCATCAAAATCATCCCCAAAATTTATTGAAGATTTGAACGATCACAATTTAGCAATGGTAGAATCTCAAAAGAATTTACCGCTTGTTAAAGCTCCTGCTGGAAAGAAAGAAAAAGTAAAAGGTGTGGTTAAAGGTAAAAAGGGACATTTGGCAGTTGCACCGGGAAATCACAAAAAGAATGGTAAAAAAGACCATGAGCCTTTGAGCAGAGCTACACTAGCTAAAGCTCCTGCTACAAAAAAAAACTAAGTACAATTTCTGAACATAGAGAAGAGTTCGTTTCCGAAGGAATGGGAAGCGAACTCTCTTTTTTTGTGGATGATCTAGCACAAACAATAGGTAAGTTAAAAGAATTAGAAACATCCAGCCACTCTAACAGTAAAATAGGATTAAAGACTATTCAAGAAACCATTAAGAAACTTGAAGCTTTAGGGGAAGATATTTCTAGACAAATGGAAAAACTAGAAAATAGCTTTACAAACGAAAATAATTCACAACAAAACTAATGGAGTATGTTAAAAACAAAGAGCTAAAGAGAGCGCTATTGGAATCAAAAGAAAAAGGAAGATTAACCCCAGAAACTGTTAAAATGTTTACATTGATAGTAAACGGGCTATCAAAGACTAAATCGTATCGTGATATAGAGGATAAAGAAGACTGTATAGCATTTGGAATGGAAGATCTTATCAAATATTGGGATAGATTCGATCCTAATAAATCAGATAATCCTTTCGCTTTTATTTCACAGATTGCAAAAAACGGAATGCAGAAGGGATGGAAGAAAATACACTCCACAAGATCGATAAAAACTATACCTTTTTCTAGGTTGGTTAGGGATGATAATCAAAATTATAATGTCTAAGACAAATATAAAGAATGTTAAACCTAACGGAAGATACAAATCCGGAAAATTCGTTCCCAGGAATCCTGAAAAATATATTGGAGACATCCATAATATAATTTATAGGTCTTCTTGGGAAGGAAGATTCTGTTTATACTGTGACCAAAACCCTAACATCATTAAATGGTCATCAGAACCAGTACAGATAGAGTATTGGAACCCAATAGATAAGAAAAACCACACATACCACCCTGATTATTATATTAAAACAAAAAAGGGTGACGGAAGCACAGAGGATTGGATATTAGAGATTAAACCATCTGCACAATACCAATTAGATAAAAAACCGGTATTAACCGGGAGATTGACAGAAAAAAGAATTAGATCCCATAACGAACAGATGCAAACGTGGATAGTAAACAGAGCTAAGTTTGATGCTGCTATGAAGTTTGCTAAATTTAATGGTTACAAATTTGGTGCAATAGACGAAAATTTTATTTTTAGATAATGGACTTTAAAAAGGAAATAAGGGATGCTATAGAAAAAGCAGGATCCCCCGCAAAATTATCGGAGGAAAGTTTTATTAACTACAGCAAAAATTATTCTGTTATTAAATCATCGGATTCTATTAGAAGCCTAATACAAGGTAAGGTTTATACATTTTATTACGATTCAGACATAAGAGCAGAAAGAGGATTTATAAACAGAAGACCCGTTATTTTTTTAGACTCCAGGGAAATAACCCCCACTAAAAGCATCATTAAAGGATTAGATTTAATTCTAATAACACCAATAGACAGAATAAATTTTTTTATTAGACTTCACTCCATTTATGGTAAAATAATGGATCAAAATGAGGGAAAAGAGAAATCTTCACAGATGCCTTTAAGATTCGATCCCCAATTATTAGAAACTTTAATGGGTGGTATCAAGTATAATCATGCATATACAGGCTACAAGATGGAGAAAATTAAAGGACTAAAAGAAATACCAAGGGACGAATGGAAGCATTTAGTTTATTTAAATACCAAATCTATCGAGGGGGCTACTATAAACGATATATACAATAAATACAGATAATGGCCGGATTTTTAGGAGACAACAGGGTTAATCCTTTTTTTAGCAACATGATGAGTAATCTTAGAAAGATAGGATCGTTCGGAATGAGCTATGGGGATATGGTTGTTAAAAACTCCCAAGCCGTAGGTACAACTGAGGCTCTATTTCTTAAAAACGGGGGAATACAAGATGAAAATTTTTTATATTCAATCCGAAAGGCAGATACTACAGCCAAACAATACATAGCATATTTTGACAGGGATTATATTAACAAAAAAACATATCTTAGGAATTTTTCAATTAATCCCGAAATAGAATTCATTTTAGATACCGTTTGTGATGAGGCTATAGTTTATGATGATAAGAATTTTTTCTCATATTTTACCTCAGTCGATGTTATGGGCATCGGGGAAAAAATAGAAAACAAAATACAGGATAGGTACAAGGAAATTTACAACCTTTTTGGATTTAACGAGGGAATTTCTGCTTGGCACTTCTTTAGAAGTTTTCTTATCGATGGTATTTTAGCATTTGAGATAGTATTTGATACAAGGGGTAAAAATATTATAGGATTCAAAGAATTAGATCCTTCGTCTTTATTACCCTCTGTGGAAAAACAACAAGATGGCAGTTTTATCGAGTGTTGGATTCAATACCCTGATAATCCTTCTCTATCAAGAAAATTATATGATTCTCAGATTATTTACATTTCATACGCAAAGGGAAATACTACGACTAGAGTAAGTTATGTTGAAAGATTAATTAGGTCTTTTAACCTACTAAGAATCATGGAGCACACAAGAGTAATCTGGAACGTGATGAACTCATCGTACAGATTAACAATGACTGTTCCAGTTGGTACTAAATCTCCACAAAAAGCAAAACAAAGCCTTGCAGAGTTAATGAGTATCTATAAGGAAGATATTAGATTAGACTCTGACAGCGGGGAATTATTTGTAAACGGAAGACCTAACATCCAGTTCTTCAAGAATTATTTAATGCCTTCTACCCCGAACGGAACCCCAGATATAACACCTTTAACAGGTAGCGGTGATGCCACTCCTTTTAGCGATTTAAAAGCATTAGCATACTTTGCGGATAAACTAAAATTGGATTCTAAGATTCCATACTCTAGATTTGATCGAGAAGATAGAGGAACACAAGGAACGTTTAGCGGAAATGCAGAAGGCCTAGATCAGGAAGAAATTAGGTTTTTTAAGTTTATTACAAGACTAAGATCTATTTTCCAAGACATATTACTTAAACCTCTTTGGGTTCAGTTCTGCTTAGATTATCCAGAACACAGAAAAGACTTCATGATTAAAAGCCAATTTGGTTTAGATTATGTTAAAGATAACTCATTTGCAGAAACTAGGTATATGGAGATACTAAATGCAAGAAAAGACCAGGTAACAAAGATTGCAGGACTTTTGGATGCTGACGGTAAACCGTATTTTTCCATTAAATATGTATTGGACAAATATCTAGGAATGACAGATGATGACAGATTAGCTAACGAGAATGCAAAGAAAGCTGCTTTAGAAAAGAAAAAGAAGGAGGAAGAAGAAGCAGCTAAAGCTGCAGGAACAGAAACCCCGCCTGCTGAGGGAGAAGAAGCTGCACCAGCGGCAGAGGGCGAAGAAGAAGAATTTAAACTATAATAAATGTCAGGATTCATTGATAATTTTTCTCAGAAAAACCCTAATATAGGTCGCATACTGAGGACCGTGAGTAAAATCGGATCTTTCGGTATGGAGTATAAAGATCTTGTTGTGAAAAATTCTCAAGCCATAGGCGTTTCCGAAGCTGCTATGAGACAAAGATTAGCTCTGACTGATTCAGACGAGGATTTTGTTTTTAATTTGGCTGCACAGGATACTTCAAACAGGAAGTATATTGCTTATTTCGATAAAGACTATCCATTTAAAAGAGATTTTTTAAGAAGCTTTGCACTAAATGCAGAGATTGAATGGATCTTAGATATTTTAGCAGACGAAGCTATTGTTTATGATGATAGAAATTTTTGTTGCAATCTTTCTTTAGTTAATTTAGATCTAAAAGATGAAATAGCAGATGCTCTAAGAGAAAATTTTAGAAAGATCTACGTTTCACACGGATTTAATAACGGTATTTCAGCATGGCAATACTTCAGACAATTCTTAATAGACGGATTTTTATCGTTTGAAATTGTTTATTCTGATGACGGAAAACAGATAGTTGGATTTAAAGAATTAGATCCGACTTCATTAACGCCTTCTATAGAAAAAAATCCAGGAGGGCAAGCAGTCCAGATCTGGTATCAATATTTTAATGACAGCGTTAGAGAAAGAAAACTTTATGATGCACAGGTAATATACATTTCTTTTGCGAAAGGTAATACAACATCAAGAACAAGTTACGTTGAAAGATTAATAAGATCCCATAATCTTCTAAAGATCATGGAGCATACCAGAATTATCTGGAACGTTATGAATGCATCTTTTCGTCTTAAGATGACAATTCCTGTAGGATCAAGATCTCCTCAAAAGGCCAAAGAAACACTTGGTGAATTAATGACGATGTATAAAGAGGATATAAAACTTAATACAGACTCCGGAGAATTAAGTGTTAACGGAAGACCTAATCTTCAATTCTATAAAAACTATCTTTTCCCTGTACAAGGTGGAGAATCCCCTAAAATCGAAACGATCAATAGTGGAGGACCTAATTTAAATGTGATAGATGCTGTTGTTTATTTCTTTAATAAGTTAAAGGCAGATTCTAAAATACCATTTAACAGATTTGCTGCTAGATCTGGTGGAACAGTAGGTACTTATAAAATAGGAGCTGAATCCGCGGAAAGAGACGAGATTAGATATAATAAATTCATTAATAGAATTAGATCCATATATCAAGAGATCCTATTGAAGCCTCTGTGGATACAAATGACTCTAGACTATCCAGAATTAGATAATGATCCGGTTTTTAGATCACAACTAGGGGTTAAGTTTAACTCCGATAATCAATTTGGGGAATCTAAAGAAATAGAACAACTTATTAAAAAGATCGATTTTATATCAGGTTTATCTGAGATAAAAGAAAAGAAGGGCGACGAAGAAATCCCTTATTTTAGTCAAGAATTCCTAATTAACAAATTCCTCGGATTAACTAATGAGGATAAAAGAGTTAATGATATCTATAAAAAGAAGGAAGAGGAAGAAGGTAAAGAGGCAGCTGCTTCAACAGAAGCTGCAGCAGGTAGCACTACACCTTCTGATACCACAGAAGCTACCCCAGCAGCAGAAACCCCAGCAGCAGAAACCCCAGCAGCAGAGCCAGCAGCGGAAGCACCTGCAGCAGAACCAGCAGCAGAAGCACCCGCAGCAGAAGAGGTAGCACCGTAATATCCGAAACATTTTTTATAAACGAGTTTTCCACGTACATTTGGATTGTAAATTTAAATGTATGAAAAAAGAACTTGAATTACTCCTTGAAATAGAAAGATCCGCGGGGGAAGGATCACAAAAGAAAAAACAGCAGCTAATATCAGAAAATCTATCCCAGGAACTGGAATATATTCTAGCTATATGTTTTGATCCGTTTGTCACAACAAAGCTTCATAAAATTGAATTCGAGGATAAAGAATGTGGTGAAAATCCTAATCTTTACACAGAATTTGTTAGCTTATGTGAGGAACTAAAGAAAGCACCTGCAATAAACGACAATTTAAGGGCCAAGGCTGCACGTTTAATCGAATCCACTGGTTATCATATAGAATTAAAAAAAGTCTTCGCTAAGGTGCTTACAAAGCGAATGAACATAGGGATAGGGGCAAAGCTGATCAATAAAGCAGTTGGGAAAGAATTAATTCCAGATCCTAGTTTAATGTTAGCCGAGGATGACCATAAGGCAATCGATAAATGGGATTCAATTGTTTGTGAGGAAAAATATGACGGTGTCCGCGTTATCTGCGCCATCGAAGGAAGCAAAGCAAAATTCTACACGAGAGCATTTAATGAACTTGACACCAAATATTTAACCAAGATTGCAGAACAGCTTTTGCATCTAAGTAGAGATCTTGGGGATATCTTCTTCGACGGAGAACTAACAGACAAAGACAGGAAAAGTGTAAGCGGAAAAGTCAATCAGATTTTAAAGGGATCACCAAAAGAATCTATTGGTGACGATTTACTTTTTAACACGTTTGATATTGACGGAATGGCTTCTATTAAGACCGGCAAGGGCGAAGCCCCATATACGATCAGAAGACAGACACTCGAAAGGGTTTTTGAATGTGGTGGTGAAACCCCAAACGTTGTTCTAGCAAGAAAATGGGAGGCAAAAACAAAAGAAGAGCTAATGCCAATCTACGAACAAATAGTTGCTGATGGCGGGGAAGGTGTCATTATGAAAGATCCGTCACACGTATACGAATGCAAAAGATCTAAGTCATGGATTAAATTTAAAGAAGTTGAGGACTGCGATCTGGTAGTTACTGGATGGTATCCGGGAGAGGGCAAAAGAGAGGGTTTTATCGGAGGATTTACTTGTATGGATTCTTCGGGTGAATATCAGGTTAAAGTTGGATCTGGATTTACTGAAAAAGATTTAATCGAACTTTCTAAGGACCCTAATGATATAATAGGTAGAATTGTAACAATTCAATATAACGTTCCTATAGAAGATAAGACCGGGAACAAATCCCTATTTCTTCCCAGATTTATAGAAGTAAGATCTGATAAAACAGAGCCTGAAAATTTAGTAACAAGATTTAACAAAAAGAAATGATCAATAATCTATTAACGGAAAAGTTAAGACCTAAAGAACTTAAGCATATGATCCTTCCCAAAAGGATCAAAGATGCTTTTCAGAATGGGTTACAGCAAAATGTTTTATTAACAGGATCTCCAGGATCTGGTAAAACTTCGCTTGCTAAAATTTTATCAAACGATTCACCTAGACTTTTCATTAACGTTTCTGACGAAAGCTCTGTTGATACTGTTAGGGAGAAAATCACAGGATTTTGTTCTACAATATCGATAATGAACGAAGAGAATGCAATGAAGGTTGTGGTACTGGATGAGTTTGACGGAGCTTCTGATCAATTCTATAAAGCTCTAAGAGGAACAATGGAAAAGTTTGCTAAGAACACTAGGTTCGTAGCTACCTGTAATTGGATCAATAAAGTTCCAGATCCAATGAAAAGCAGATTTGAAGTTTTTGTTTTTGATCCTATAAACAAGGAAGAAGAACAGGAATTAAAGGACGAATGGCAAAAAAGAATAATTTTAATTTTATCCAAACTAGGAATCACTATAGAAGATAAAGCTTTGAATTCCTTTGTAAAAAGATATTATCCAGATTTAAGATCTGCATTGAACTGTATCCAAAGATGGCAGATTCAAGAAATATCAGAGATTAATGAACAGAAGGTATCCGAAACTGCATGGGATTACGAGGAACTGTACGAAATGCTTTTTCAAAAATTAGATCCAATTAAAAGCTATCAGATCATAGCTGGACAATATTCAAATTCAGTTGGAGAGGTGATGGAATCTATGGGAAGGGAATTGATTGAATGGATCAGAGAGAAAAAGTCGGATAAGGTCCAAATTATTCCTGCGGTTCTAATACTTGTAGCACAACACCAAGCGCAGAGAACGCAGGTCATAGATCCCGTTGTTAGTTTATTGTCACTGTTTTACTCGATACAAAAATTGACACAGTAAAGATTATGTTAGAACAAACACTTAATACCGGAAAAATAGTTTTAGTAGGAAGAGGAGGATCCGGTAAAGACTTTTTAAGAAAAAAATTTGAAGAAAAAGGATTTAAATATTGCGTATCCTATACGAGCAGACCTATAAGAGATGGGGAAAAAGATGGAAAGGATTATAGATTTACTTCGATAGAATACTTTGATAGTAACCTTTCCGATTTCTATGAGATAGACGAATTCAACGGGTGGAGGTATGGTACGCTAACTACAGATTTTATGGATTCTAATCTTTTTATAATGACACCAAGAGGTGTTAATAATATTAAAGAAGAGGATCGTAAAAAGTGTTTTGTTATATTTATAGATCCGCCGAGAGAGGTTATAAAAGAAAGATTGACACAAAGAAAAGATGCTGACTCCGCGGAGAGAAGAATAGAAGCAGACGACAAGGATTTTTTCGAGTTTTCTAACTATGATATGAGAGTAACAAATTCAGACTTTTAATATGGTTTCAGTTATCGTTGATGGGAACTACTTATTTCATAAGACGTTCGCAATATTTTCAGACTTTGGTTCTAAGCAACCAGCAGAGGTCCTTTCGCAAAGTGCAGACCAGGGAATGTTTATGAGAAAGATCATAACAGATCTTTGCTATTCCTTAAATCAATTGCCAATAAACGGACATGTTATCTTTTGTAAGGATTCAAGATCCTGGAGAAAGAATCTAGAAATAAAAAGAGCAGAATACAAAGGATCAAGAATTAAAAACGAAAAAGTAGACTGGGGTTCATTTTTTGAACTAATGGATGAGTTTGGAAAATTCTTAGAAACGAACGGGTACATCTATTCTACAGCTCAGGGTGCAGAGGGGGATGATCTGTTATGGTTTTGGAATCAAAAACTTAGAAATCTTGGGCATAATGTTGTTATCTATTCGGGAGATAAAGATAGTCACCAGCTAGTTGGCTGTGATTCTACCTGGACAGTTTGTTGGAATGCAAATTCAAAGAATAACAAGATATTTTGTTCTCCAAACTGGAAGCAGGATTACCTTGATAAGGAAAGAGAAACATCTATATTCAATTTAGACTTTGCAGGGGACACTGAAAAAGAGAAAATGCTTAACATATCAGCATCTGCAACATTGGAATTTACTGATCCATTAAGATTAACATTTGAAAAGATTTTAACCGGTGATAAAGGCGATGACGTTCCTAGTGTATTTTCATATGAAAAAACCCCCGGAAAGGTATTTAAGCTAACCCCAACAAAAGCAAAATCTATTTACGAAAGCTTTATGCAATCTGGATGGGGAAATTCTAGACTAGAAGAAATCTGGAAAGAAGAAGAATTTAAAGATTGGATCTCTGGATATGTATTAAGATCCATGTCTTATACGGATAACTCAGTTAACAGAAAAGAAGTTGCGGATAATTACCATGAAAATGCCCAGCTAGTTTGGCTTTCTGATCAGGTTATACCAGAACAAGTTTTAGCTGATATGGAATTCTCATTTAAAAACACCAACCTTACTATTAAGCCAGTTTTAATAGATAAGAAAAATTTGATAGGAAGATCCCGATGGGACACCTACGAAGCACCTTCAGCATTTAACCCATTTAAGAGTTTTAGATAATGGAACTATTTGATATTTTAAAAGCATTTTTTTCGGAAAAGAAGTGGGAGGATGTCTCTAAAGTAGATAAATCTAGAAATTTCTTTATGATAAATCGAATGATGAGTATATCATTCCCTCTTCAGGCCCAAGCATTTAATAACACAAAGATAGATCCTGTCCCAGTTGTAGATTTTTGGAAGACAACACTTAATAGATCATATAAAACCCCTCCGGGTTGGTTTTTCACCCCGACTGCGAAAAAAGAAAAAATTAAGAATTTTTTGCCTTCTGAGAATGCTGCAAACTTCATAAAGAATAAATACGAGATCTCAAATCGAGAAATAGCAGAATTGGGCAAATACTTCCCCAAAGAATTTAAAGAATTTTCTAAAGGTATAGAGGAACTGGTTGGTTAATCTAGGTTCTTTTTTTCGTGGATATATAAGTAAAGTATCCATTTGAAATGAAAGAACTAACAGATTTAAATATAAACCCTGTATCTAACCAGGGAAACCAGGACCTAATAATTGATGAAAATTTTCGTCAAATAAAAGATGCAATAAATCTTCTGCAGTCTACTTTTGGTATAACCATAGAAATACCCGGGTTCGATTCTCAAAATTCAAACTTTTTACTAAACACAGTAAAATCAAATGGTATAAAGCTTCCAGCCACAGGACCGGTTAAAATTGGACTGGATGGAACTAATGGAGGTATTACAGGATCTTCTTTTAGCATTTTAAATAATGGTTACGTTGGCGGTGATTTAGTTCTTTATAATAGAATAGGAACAGGGGGTAGAGTAAAATTTAGAGTTGATAGAAACACAGAGATAACCAAACCACCAGAACCAGGGGATGTTAGATTCGTAGGTAATGCATTCCAGGGTTACGTGTATCAGGGTGATGTTCCTTCTAGATTTGTTTTTTCGATAAATTCAGGTACATCAGGGGGAACTATAAGTATAGTATTTAACGGTACTACAATCACAACAACAACATGGCAGGGTTCAGTTTATCAAACTGGACAAAAAATAGTTTCTGATATACTTGCAATAGACACTACTTTATATCCAATTAAAGCATCCTCTGATGCAACAACAGTAACTATAGAGTCTTTACCTGGATATTCTGCTGAACTTAATGGCGAAACAATAGGATTAACTACGTCCAATATTTCGGTTACACCAACTTCGGGCGAAATGCTAGGAGGAATAGAAGGAGCTAAATCTTGGGTAGATTTCAGTGGATATATCGGATCGACCGGGCCAACTGGTCCTACGGGAAATACCGGTTCAACCGGACCTACTGGTCCTCCTAACGGACCAACAGGTCCTTCAGGAACTAGTGGATCCTCCGGACGCTCTGGTACATCAGGATCTAGCGGATTAAGTGGATCTAGCGGGATATCAGGATCTTCGGGTACTTCGGGAAGTATGGGTCCTACCGGTGCAACGGGTGATTCAGGATCTCAGGGGCCAAGGGGTGTGACAGGAGCAGCAGGAACTTCTGGAATAAACGGAACTTCGGGATCGTCAGGAAGTACAGGAACTTCGGGATCGTCAGGAACTTCTGGCTCGTCAGGTTCTTCGGGAACTTCGGGATCGAGCGGTACCTCTGGGGTAAATGGAACTTTTGGGTCATCTGGATCTTCTGGACAGAGCGGAACTTCGGGTTCTTCAGGAACTTCAGGTTCTTCAGGAACTAATGGAACCTCAGGATCAAGTGGAAGTACTGGAACGTCCGGTTCTTCAGGTCTTTCTGGGGATAGATATTATACAATAGCATTTTATGTTGACAGCGGACATGCAACACAATTATCATTAAATCTTGGTGGTGTGTCGTTGGGAAGTACTATTTATTTTAACACTGAAGAATTAGAACTTGCATATACAATAGCACAAAGTGTCATTATAGCGGTAGACGAGTCTAATTATATAGCAGGAACTGTTTTATCGTATGATGGTCTAGCTGGGGAAATGTCAATCTTGGTGACCGATGTAGAAGGGACAGGAGTATATCCAGCAGGCGAATCTCTAGCAATGAATCTAGACGGTGCAGTTGGTCCATCAGGATCTTCAGGAACATCTGGAACTTCCGGATCAGCAGGATCAAGTGGAAGAACTGGTTCTTCTGGATCCTCAGGTTCTTCTGGATCTTCCGGATCATCGGGTTCTTCTGGATCTTCCGGATCTTCCGGATCCTCAGGAACCTCGGGAGCTAATGGGTCATCAGGAACATCAGGAGCTAATGGAAATGCTGGATCGGCAGGATCATCAGGATCTTCAGGATCGTCGGGGACCTCAGGAGCTAATGGAAATGCTGGATCGTCAGGAACTTCGGGAGCTAACGGGGATGCTGGATCATCAGGAACCTCAGGAGCTAATGGTAATGCAGGATCTTCAGGAACTTCAGGAGCTAACGGAAATGCTGGATCATCTGGGACTTCTGGTGTAGGTGGTGCAAACGGTACTTCAACACAAGTTGCATTTTTTACCGGGTCAACAACCTTAGGTTCTGATTCTGGATTATACTGGGACAATACCAACAAGAGATTAAGTATAGGGGCAGGTACAAATCCAGCATATCCTTTAGAAATAGAAGGTCAAGTATCTAATATTTCAATCTATGCAGATTATGATATTGCTGCTTTCTCCGATATTTCAGTTAAAGAAAACGTAGAAGAAATAGAGAATGCTATAGAAAAAATAAAGGAAATAAGGGGTGTAACCTTTACCAGAAAAGACTCTGAAGATAAATCAAGAAGAGCGGGGGTTATTGCACAGGAGGTTCAAAAGGTTCTCCCTGAAGTTATAACTGAAAAGGAGGATGGAACATTAATGGTTTCATACGGGAACCTAGCTTCTCTATTAATACAAGCTATTAAGGAGCAACAGATTAAGATAGAAGAATTAGAATCAATAATAAAGAAGGGATAGAATTATGTCAAAATTATCCGATGTAGATAAAAGATTAATCGAAGGTATCATATCATCTATCGATTGGGATCAAATAGCTAAGTTCTATAAGGTACTCAATAAGAAAATAGGATACGAGCAGGTAAAAATCAAGGGAATAATTAGAAACGATAAGATCACAACAGATTCTTTAAAAGATGAATTATCAAGGGTTTTGGAATACGTCATAGATAACGATCTTCCGGAGATGTCTTATGGTCCTTGGTTAATCATTTGGACTAATGGGGAATGGGAAATAGTAGAAAGCATACAAGCAAGTTTAGATGAACCACAAGAAGAAGTACAGATCCCTATAATGGAATCTAAGCTTCAAGTTCATTTTATACCGCAGAGTGTTACAATGAAGGAGGATATTGATATTCCTCAAGACTTTTTTGAAATGGACGATACTATTATTTTAGAGGGAAGACTTAAAACCTGTATTGAGCAGGAAGATTATGTTTTGGCAGGTAAGATAAGAGACGTTATCGAAGAACTTAACAAAAGAAAAAAATGAAAATTAAAAAGCTAAACGAGCAATTTTCCCAGACTTTTTCGGGGGACGGATTTAATAGTTCTAATGGAGTTTTTAGAGTTAGATATAAAGCATACGATGATTTATCACAGGCTAAGGGAAGAGAAATACACCCGTATGATTATGTTAAGGGAGAGGAATTTCAAGTGGGTGATTTGGTATTAGTTAATTTAGGATCTAAAACCAAGAAGAAGATGAAAGCAGAAATAATATCGGCTTTCAGAACAGAAGATGGGAAGAATACAAGATTCAAGGTTAAAAGTATATCAACCAATAAAATATATGCAGTCCCTTCTTATGCTATTGAATTTTTAAAGGATAACGGTAACGCGATAACAAAAAAAGGAGTAAACGGAAGTACAATAGCAAATAAAGAAAAGTGGTTAAATTCCCTTAAGTATAATAATGGTAATTTTATCTGGGGATCTTTAGAATCTAAAAAAACTAATATGAAATCAGATATGCTTCTTAAAGAAGGTGACTCTGTAATGGAAAGACCAAGCATTATAGATCCTGCTATAAATGTAGTCTTAATTGATGACACACATCCAGACTATGCAACGCACATAGAAAATTTTAAAAAACTAGGATCTATCTATACAATACCCGAGAATAAATCAATCTATATTCATAAGAAAGATCCATCTTTTTCAAAGTTTAATGATAATCATCTCATTGTAATAGAAGCAGTAGAAATAGCAAAAATGCTTTCTTGTAAAAGAGACGCTATGGACGAAAAATATAACGACGTTTTAGCTGCTCAGATTTTAAGAAACAAAGGACTTAAAGAAGCGTATAAGATAATAGCTTCTAATTTTCTTAAGAAATATGGAACATCTTACGGAGAATGTGCAGATGAATTTATTCCTTCAATGAAGCAGTATTTACCAGAAAGAAAACAATAATGTCGATAGAAAGAATAAGAAGAAGGAGAATACAAATGCCGGAGGATTTTCCGCAAAAACAACAGGCTTCTATACCCCCACAAAAATACAGAAACAGAACGACGGAGGATTATAAACAATTTATAGGACTTCATAAGGGAGATTCCTTTGTAGTATGCGCATGTGGATCTTCTCTAAATGACTATACAAATTTTAACAACCATATAACTATAGGAGTTAATGATGCTGGAACTAAAGTCTGGTGTAAGTATCTTGTTGTAGTTAACGAGCCTAAGACGTTTAAATGGAACCGATGGCCGTCGGTTAGATCTAACAATTCTGATTTTGTTTTTACACACCTTTCAGATTTACCAATAGACAATCCTGAAGGAAGAAGAATAGTGGTAAATCTAGGGAAGTATGAAGGATTAGATCTTGATAATCACGGATTTATAGATTACACAACAAACTCTCCTTACATGGCTATTATTATAGCTTATCAAATGGGGGCTAGAAAAATAGCTTTAGTGGGTGTTGATTTTACCCCAAATCATTTCTTTGCAGAGACGGGGAATCATATCATTATGAGAGAAATAGAAAGGGTAAAAGAACAATATTCAAAATTAGGAAAGGCTTTAACCGAAAAGGGAATTAGGATAGCTAATCTTTCTCAAACTAGTCTAATTGAATCCTGGCCTAAGATGACTTTAGATCAATTCGAAACTCTCTAAGATTTATTAGTTATAATAAGGATGAGTAACCAGAAAAACGGTATTTTAGTAAGATTTCCTTTAGTACAGAAAAAGGGTAAAAAACCAGGATATCAGGTCTCCTTTGGGGATTTTATGTCGAGAAAGATCAGTGAAGGATTAAATATAGGGTACAAATGTTTTGTTTTTGAAATAGTAGATGATGATTTTGATTCCCTAGAATTTAACGTAACAGAAAGCGCTGAAGAATCACTTAACCATTACATTAATAATTTAGGAGTTAGAATAGCCTTATACATAAAAGGTAAAAAATATCTAACTTCAGATTCAGAAGATGAAATTTTATGCGCACATACGCAGATTGTATCCTGTTTGGATTTTATAAAAAAACTTCAAGTTAAAGACTTTCAGGAGGTTCCTATTATCTTACACATAGGAGGGGCAAAGGGTGACAGAAGAGGAACCATGGAGGACTTTTGTAAAAAAGTTGAATGTTGGTTTCAACAGGATGACATTAAAAGACTTGCAGTAGTGAACGATGAAAAACCAAGTTTATTCTCTGTAAAGGATTTACTCCCTGGGGTTTTTTATAGAATTAAAATTCCTATAGTTTTTAGATCAACATCGTATCCAACAAATCAGGGTAATTTAACCCTTAATGAATCTTTATTTTTAGCAGCATCTACCTGGAAGAGAACTGTGAATCCTATATTTTTATATCTTCCAGGTAATACGAATATCGGGAGTGAAGAGACCAGACCATTTGGACTTGAGCTTGATTTCGTATTTGATAATAGACTCCCAGAGCCTTAGCATTTTATTCTTCCGGGTATTTCTTCTATATTTGTAAAAACAAACACGAATATGCCAGAAATAAGCGAGATAAGGATCATGTCAGAGTATATCAATAAGGTTGCTTCTAGCGTTGATCATTTTGTTTCTATGGACAAAAGTCCGGAGAAAAAAAGTAAAACCAACTTATCCCTCCCATTTACAAAATTTCAGTTAGAGGCAACCTCGAGAGGAAAGGAATTAAAAATCAGATTCATTGATTTAGACCTTAAATACGAAGAATCCTTAAGTAAAGAGATGGTTCTTACTATGGGTATGAGTAGCAATTGGAATTATTCAGAAAATGTTTTTAATATTCCCAAACACACACATTTGATGATTTTAGCATCCAACGGAGGAGTTCTTGGCCTTTATGACGTTAGGAGATTTGCAAGATGGGAATGGAGGGATTGGAATCCGGATAGAAGTCCCGATCCGGTTAGGGATTTTGAAAATTTTAAAATCCAATTTTTAACCAAGCTTCACAAATTCCCTAAAAAGGCAGCATTTAAAAAACCTATATACGAGACACTTTTAAATCAGGAATATTTTAACGGAATAGGAAATTATCTAAGAGCAGAAATCCTAGGGAGAATAAACATAAATCCTAACACACCCACGGATGATTATGTGTCTCAAGCGGGGGATGAATTTTTCAATATTTTAAGAAGGGTATCAGAAGAATCTTATATTTTAGGAGGTGGTCAGTTTAAAGACTGGTATAACCAAGAAGATCAGGAGGGGGAAAAATGGAAATCATTTCAGGAATGGATGCAATTTTATTTCAATAAAGAAAGATGTACACCAATTAAAGATTCCAACGGGAGGGTTTTCTGGATGGATAAAAAATGGATATAATATGATAAGTAAAGACACACTTAAAAAAATTCTATATTTTGATATAGAAACCGCAGGGATACACGAAACGTTTTCAGACCTAGTTTTAGCAGACCCCAGACTTGCAAAGATCTGGGAAAAAAGATGTGTTTGGCTCAGAAAAAATTCGGGGGAAGAATATAAAGACGCTACCCCAGACCAGCTATGGACTGAGAAATCTTCTCTTCATCCAGAATTTGCTAAAATCGTATGTATTAGCTTTGGAGCATACCAAGGTGATGATATTAAAATACAATCTCTAATAGGAGAAGAGCATGAGATACTATCTAATTCAAATAAAATATTTAACAATGCAGTTTCCAAAGGGTGGAAACTTGGAGGCCACACAATTAAAAATTTTGACATTCCTTTCGTTGGTAAAAGAATGATAATCAATAAGATTGATCCATCACCGCTCATTGGTCAATTAAACAGAAAACCATGGGATTCGCCGGTCATTGATATTTCAGAGGTTTTTGCATTCGGTGGATATGGCCAAACACATTCTTCATTAGATCTAATGTGTTCTGTGTTTGGATACGAATCTCCTAAAGACGAAATGGATGGATCTTTAGTTCATCCGTATTTTTACGAGGGAAGGATAGAAGAGATTAAAAAATACTGCGAATTAGATGTTGAGTACCTTATGAAGTGCTACGAGTCATTCTCTTTTGAATAGCCTAATAGAAGTCGTGGATATATATAATAAAATATCCAGGTGGCTAGTCGTATCAAAAAATTTAATGATTGGGTTTTAAACGAGGATCAATTCTACCAAGAGGAATTGAACTCATCTTTCTGGAGGGATCAGCAATTTGACCCATCCATCAGGGGAAAACTCCTTCAAATAGCCGAGGAGTTTTATGCTACTTTTAAATTAGAGATTCCTATCAGTGATATACAGTTAACAGGATCTCTGGCAAATTACAACTGGACACCTAAATCAGATCTTGACGTCCATGTTTTAATCGATTTTTCTAAAATTAATCCAGATCTTACTTTAGTTAAAAAAAGCCTAGACGGACAGAGATTTATCTGGAATCTTAGACATAATATAGTGATAAGGGGATATGACGTAGAACTTTATCTTCAGGACATTAACGAGCCCCATGTTGCTTCGGGTCTTTTCTCCCTCCTTAATAACGAATGGATCAGAATACCAAAGTATAACCCCCCACAAATAGACGAAAGGGATGTACAGTCCAAATTCGACGGTATAGTCAACGATATTGATCAATTAAACTCCGAATTACTAACAAATAACCCCCAGATGGATGCTAGAGATCTGCACAATCATGCAGAAAGGGTTAAATCGAAGATCATGAAAATGAGAAAAGATGGACTTGCAGAAAGAGGAGAATTTTCGGTAGAGAATCTAGTCTTTAAAAAATTAAGAAACGAAGGATATATACAGAATCTAATAGATCTTATATCGAGATCCTACGAAAAAATATATAACGAATAAAAAAAATAAAATGTCAGGAATTTACAAAGGATATAATCCAATCTACGAATCTCTTAAAAAAGATCTATTTGAAGCCCAAAATAAGGTAGACACTGATGCTCTTTTAAGAGCTATTTATGATACTTTCGTTAATACATTAATGAATGGATCCGATGAAGCTATAAGAACACCAGATGGTTTTAAATTATTCATGGATAAGGCACTTCAGTCTAGTTCTCTAGAAGTTCTTAAAAGCGAATTGAATGGTAAAATAGATGAGCTTGCTAAACTTGATAAAAATCAAGCTCAGCCATTAAATCAAACAAAATCTTACCTTAGCACGTTATTTGACACTTTAAAAAGTGCTACTGGGGAAGACGCCAAAGCAATAAAGACTGTTATAGATAAAATGTCAGAATTTACTGGGACTACAATTGGTGGTTTACAGGCGGTTAAGACACAGATGCAACAGAACGAAAGCTTAATCTCCAGATACATTTCAGAGCAATCCGAAACAAGAACCGGAGAAGAAGCAAATTCAGAAGAAGGTGAAAATGACAAATGGTATTTTCAATTATCTAAAAATGTATTGGATACTGCTACTTCATTTGCTGGTGAAACAACAGCTGCACTTTCTAATAAATCTCTATCAGGTGACGCAGGAATTCAAAAATTTGCACAGGATGGACAAGACTATCTTGCAAAGGCTAAATCATTATCAGTTGTCGGTGGAAGAAAAGGATTTATCGTTATGGGCAAGGTTAAGACTGCCAGCGGTGATATAAAAGGGAAAGATTATAGAATTCAAGTTAAAAATCTTATTAATGAAATAATTAGACAAAGAGAAGAATTCCAAAAATTAAAATATAGACTTTCAAACATTCCTGCTCCCCCACCAGCAGTTACGGTTTGCCCTACTGGTATGACATTTGATGCATCTAAAAATGCTTGCGTGTATGTTAATATTCCAGCACCTGTAGTAAATCAAGGTGAAGGACAACCACCTAGACCTCCAAAACCAACCCCACCAGTTCCAACAACTGGATGTCAATTTCCTATCCAGATTACAGCAAAAAAATGTTCTGAGGTTGCACAGCTTCAGGGCAAGTTGATGAGTATGGGAGGATGTATCGCTGATATTATCAATAAAGCAGGTGGAGCAGACGGTAAATATGGTAAGGTAACAGCAAAGTTAGCAAATATAGCATATGCATATCTTACTAAATCTTCAGCTTTTAATCCTACTGGAGATTTAACACTTGATATTTATAACACAATAATGGCAGGAGGACAGATGGTTCCTACCCCACCAGCAACAAAAGAATCCTTAAATTCTGAAGAAAATTCTAAAGTACTAGAGAATAGAATCTTCGAAAGAGAATATAAAACCGGTATGCCTGTTTTATCATTCTCAGATTTTTCTAGTGTACTATCAGAAGCAGGATATGTTATCGACGAAAACGTTGCTGGAAGCGGCAAGTCTATCGCAGATTGTATTTGTGCAACCTATGCTTCAGGACAGATGGATGCAGCATGTTTAAGTTCTATAGTTCCTGTTCCAAATCCAACAGGTGGAACCGGAGCAACAGGAGCAACAGGAGCAACCGGCGGTACAGAAGAACCAGTACCAACAAGAGATGATTGGAAAGGTCTTAAATATGTAAATACTGGATCATATCCTATTTCTTTCGACGAAAGCTTACTAAGCTTCTGGTCTAAAGAGGTAGCAATTACTGCATTAAGTTTTGCCATACCAGGATCAGGTTACTTATTAAAAGCAGGATCAACCGGTCTTAGATCCTTAGGTATTAAAGGAGCAACTAAATTGGGATTGACCAAACTAGCCCAGAAAATTGGAGCAGGAGCAGTAGGTAAAGTTGCAGCAAAGGCAACAGTAACAACAGCATCGAGATTAAGCGCAGTTTCCGCTGGATATTTTGCTAAATATGGAGCAATTCCTATCGCAAAGAGAGTTGCTGGGGGATTAATAGGAGGAGCAGTTGGTGGTGCAGCACTAGACTTTCTATCAGGAAGAGACACATTTGTTATAACAACAGTTGAAGGATTTATAGAAAGAAATCTATTACTTGGTGTAGCAAAGGGATTGGTTAATACATTAGATGGATACGTTAGTGATGATGATTGGGCATCTATTTCTCAAACTCTTGCAGTAATTAAAGGAGGTTGGACAGTAGATGATAGCGATAAACAAGTATCTGCATGGGCAGAACTTAAAAGACTTTATGTTGAATCTGAAGGTGAAGATCTTGTAGCAGATATACAAAGTGTTAGAGCTAAAATGGGAGACGTTGAAGGATTCCCTAATATGAAATCAGTTTCCCCGTTATCAAGTTTAAACGACGTTGATTGGGATCTTGCTAAAGCAGAAACACTAAGATTTGTTGATGTACTAGAAAGAAACGAGAGTATCCTATCACAAAACCTAGCTAAACTTCCTGGATCCTATGTTACAGCACACGTAGAAGGAACCTATCAGGAAATAGATGAAAATGGAGAAGAAGTTGGTAAAGAAGGTGAAGAAGGAGGAGAAGAAACAGGTTCAGCAAAAAAATCAACATATTAAGGTTGATTTTATAGATATATACAAAAATAAATAATAATAATGAGTCTTAATCCCGAATTCGTTTTAGTCTTGGAAAAATCTTCACATAATCTGAAGACCGAGAAAAGTGGTAACGAATACTATCTGGAAGGTATTGCAGCAGTTTTTGGTAAAGAAAACTCTAATCAAAGAATATACGAGGAAAGAGAATATCTTCCTCATCTTCAATATTTGAAAGAAAAGATCGAACAGAAAAGATTAGTAGGTGAGTTAGACCACCCTAAAGAATTCGACGTTTCCCTTAAAAATATTTCTCACTTAGTTGAGGAGTTAGCATACAATCAAGGGGATAGAACCCTAAGAATCAAGGTAAAGCTTCTAGATACCCCTGCAGGTAAAATTGCTAAGTCTTTAGTTGATGCTGGTATTCCAGTTTCTATCTCTTCAAGAGCAGCAGGTAACGTAATGGAAAACAAAAAAGTACAGATCAAAAAGATTTTTACTTACGATCTAGTAGCTGATCCTGGATTTGAGAATGCACAACTAGAAAGAGTTTATGAAAGTCTTGGTTACAATCTAGAAGAAAAGAGCATGGCGGAATCTATTCTAAAAGGTCTTCCTCTTATGAACGAAAGCTTAGGATTAGAAAATGATTCTAATTTTAAGATATATAGAATTAACGATCAAGAAAAAATACAAAAGCTTCTAGATAAGGAGCCAAATAAGAGTTTAATCATGGAAAATAATTTCGTTACAGCGGAAGAAATGAATGGATATTCTAGACTAATCAAAAAAGAAATGGATACTATTAAAGGATCCATTGAATCTTTGAAGGGGGTTAAAGAATCTTCCAAAATAACAGAATCTTCTTCTCTTGAGGAAAGAGTATTAAAATTAGAAAAATATGCTGACTATTTAGCAGAGAATCTAGAAGCTTCTATTAAATATGGTGAATATTTGGCAGAAAACCTAGAAGACTCTGTTTCTTACTCAAAATATCTAGCAGAAAACCTAGACAAGTCTATCTCTTATGGCAAATATCTAGCAGAACACTTAGACAATAACATTTCTTATTCCGAATATATTGCAGAAAATGTAGACACGAACATGACAGCAGTTAAAGGATTGACAGAAAGGGTTGATCAATCTATTGCTTATGCAGAATATGTAGGAGAAAACGTAGACAAGAATATTAGATACAGCGAATACCTAGCTGAAAAATTAGACAAGAACATTTCTTACTCTGAGTACCTAGCAGAAAATGTTGACAAGAATATTTCTTATGCAGAATACTTAGCAGAAAATCTAGATAAAAATATTTCTTACTCTGAGTATCTAGCAGAAAACCTAGACAAGAACATTTCTTACTCTGAGTACCTAGCAGAAAACCTAGACAAAGGTTTAGCTTATTCTGACTACCTAGGAGAAAATTTAGACAAGACTGTACACTACAGCGAGTATATTGCAGAAAAACTTTCTAACAATATTAGTTATGCAGAATACATTGCAGAATCTGTAAATGCATCTTCAGGAACTAAAGAAGTTAAAGAAGCAGTGGTTAAAGCAGTTTCCGAGAGCACAAATACCTCAGGATTTGCTGGTAACTACACTGGAATTTCTAACAAAATAGACGATTTATTAAATACTGTCAGTAAACAAAAGACAGATCAAATAGCAGAAAATAAGAACTATCCTTTCTTAAAGCTTATGGGCGAACAAGGACAAAGAGAATTCTTATCACTGCACGAAGGCCAAAAACAAAAGGTCGCTAAATCCTTAAATGAAAACAATTACTCATCCGAAAAAGAGGTAATTGACCTTATGGGTAAAGCTTTGGTTGAACAAAATCAATCCGGAGAAAAATTCCTAGATCTAATGCCAGAAAAATATAGAGCTTCGTGGGAAATGATGACAGAGTCACAAAAGGCTTCAGTTATCGCTCAAAGCAAGTTCCATAAACTAGACACCCCTTACCAAATCCAGAATTTCTGGGCTACAAGAGGTATCACAGTTACAAAGGCAAACGTCGAAAGAATAGACGAATCCCAAAATCAAACAATCTCAGCACCTCAGCCAAAAGGAGTTTCTAGAGAATATCTAGATAATCTTTCAGAAGCTTTAGGCGCTAGATTTAAAAAATAACATTTTTTACAAAATGCAACTTATCAATCAACATGAAATTTATGAAACCTGGGCACCAATCTTGGAAAGCAAAACAGGTATTCAAGAGAGAGGTAAATTAGACTGGTTAACTAAATACTGTCATTACCACTCATTAAACGAATCTGCCGGAGCGTATAACTCTTTAGGCGTATTAAACGGTATGGGCCAAGTATCTCCTGCTTCTAACGTAGGTTTATCTGGCGGTCCTGCTGGTTTCTATGCAGGTGGTTCTTATGCAGGAACTGGTCTTGGTTCTGGCGATAAATTCCCTTCTCTTTTACCTTTAGCTATTCAGGTAGCTGCTAAAACAGTAGGTTTTGACATCGTTCCAGTTATCCCAATGAGCGGTCCTACAGGCGTATTATCATACTTAGACTATGTTTACGCTGGTGGTAAATTATCTGGTACTGACTCTGTATCTCCATACACTGCAAACACTCCAGACTTAATCAAAGTTCCAACATCAACAGCTTCTCCAGTTGTTAACTTAACAGTAGGAACTACTTACCTTTTAGGTGCTGCTGGTCTTTCTTCAACAAAAGATCTAGACTCTGCAGGTGTAGGTGCTTTAGTAGCTGGTAAATTCGTTGGTAACTCAAGAATTGACGGTTTCCCAATTTTCCAAGTAGTAGCAGTAACAACTGGTTTCTCAATTGCTGCAGCTATCGATGCTGATGCAGTTATCTACTCTGGTTCATTCGTAACATCAACAAACGTTTACACAATCTCTTCAACAGTAGGTTATGCAAACGGAGCTGCTCAATTAGTTAAAACTTTAGAAGATCACGTACAAGGATTCACTGGTTCTGGCGTTGCTAACGACGGTACATGGTCTGGTCCTTATGTAGACGGTACTAAAGCTTACGATCCTATGTCAAGAGGAACTGCTGAAACTACTTACTACAAATCATTAGGTCTTTCTACATTTACTAAATTTGTAGAAGCTGGTACTTTCCAAGTTGCTGCTTCTGTTACAACTGAGCAAATCCAAGATCTTAACAAGCAATTCGGTATCGACGTAGTTTCTATGATCGAAAACGCACTTGTTAATGAGGTTTCTCAGGCGATCAACAAGCACATCTTATCTAGAGCATTTGCTTTAGGATGGTCTAACCACTATGAATTTGCAAACACTGAATTAGGTGGTGCATCTGCTGCTTCCTTGAACATCAACTTAAAACTTGGTTCTGGTGGAGCTTCAACTGCAGCTTTCATCGGTAAGGATAATGGATCTTTAACAATCTATACTCCTGGCGACATCGCTACAGGCGGATACGAGAATCAATCAACTATACAAAGAAGATTATTCTCAAGAATCTTGGCTGCTGCTAACGTAGTAGCAAACAGAGGAAGAAGAGGACCTGCTAACTTCATCGTTACTAACTCTCAAGTAGCTTCTGCTTTACAAGATATCTCTCAATTCACATTTGCTCCTTTCACAAACACGTTAACTCAAAATAACGGTACTTTATATCCAGTTGGTTCAATCGCTGGTATGACCGTTTATGTTGATCAAAACATGTCTTTCGGCGATACGAGAGTATTGGTTGGAAGAAAAGGTGCTGATGACGAACCAGGTATGAAATTTATGCCTTACATGATGGCTGAATCAATTCAGACTATCTCTGAAGGTACAATGTCACCTAAAATTGCAGTTAAATCTAGATACGCTCTAGTAGAGGCTGGTCACCACCCTCAAACAATGTACTTAACTTTAAAAGTTACTGTACCTGCAACTGGTATCGCTTAATCTTAATTAAGTTAACCTTTAATAAAAAGCCTCTGAGAAATCGGAGGCTTTTTTTATTGCCTTTTATACTGAAGGCGGGATATATAAAGAAAAAGTAGTATCATGGGTATTATCAATGATTTTAAATTTTACAATGATTGTAAGAATTCTCTTCTAGAATCTTTCGGTGATGTTGAAATAGCAAAAAACAAATTAGCACACAAAGGCTATGAAAATAATGATGATCTGGAAGAAACACTAATTTCAATTAAGGAATCATTAGGGGATAAAATTATTAACTTCTTTTCTAAGAATCTTGGTGGAGACATTTCTAAGATATCAAAAATACTACAAGACATGAGGTCCGAAGAAATTAAATTTGTTAAGGATGAACATGAATCTGAATCTAAATTTTATAAACTAAGTGCAGCTTTATCTCAGCTTAAAAAAGACAAAGCAGATTCTAGCGAGGTATCCCAGTATGTAGATAAATTAAACAAATTAAAAAAGCTTATTAAAGATTTAATGTCGTCTCATAATTCAATTATGGACGAATTAGAAAAACAGGTTGATATAATCACTAAAAAAAATAATAGAAAAGCAGATTATTACAATCTTAAAAGAGCTGAAGATTCGGTAGAAACTAAAAAATTAAGAGCTGATTATAAAAAGAAGCTTATTACACAAGCAGAAGATTCGGAATATTTAAATGATATACAAAAAATACTAGGCAATCCAAAAGATGCTGAAAAAGATCTAGATAAAGCCAAGGAGAATTTAGCGAAAGAAAAAGATAAACTGGGAGCTGGAGGTGAGACATCTTCTTTGGTTAAACCAGACCTGGAAGAAAAGAATGAGGACTTCTATAAAGAAATAAGAGCAACGATTAAAGATATAGAGGATTACACGAAAAGATCTTTAAGCAAGTTTGAGAATAAAGAGGAATCAAAAAAGATAAACAGGGGTACTTTTAATATGATGCAAAAAGCATTTGATGCTAAAGTAAAAAGAGCATCTAATGTAATAGAAACATTTAAGAGTAAACTTTCGCAAGTTGATTCAACCTCCGATGATAAGGAATCGTTAGAAACAAACAAAGCCATAACTAATCTTTTAAGTCTAGAAAGACAGGTTAGTAATCTTAAATATTTCACTTGGCCAGCATCGGATTTAGAAGTTGAAAAAGAAAACCTTTTCACTATACTGGGTAAGGTGAACAAGCAAATAGAAGTTGCTGCATAATATAGATGAAAAAGTATTCAGAGTTCATAACAGAAAATGTCAATGAAGGATTTATAAAAAATCTTATCGGAGGAATTACATCATTTATAAGAGGCGATAAGAGCTCTATTGTGGACAATGTAGAAAAAATGAAAGAGGTAGAAAAGGATTTTATAAATAAATCTGATGAACTTAGTTATGATATATTCTATGCAGAAACTAAAAGAGGCCAAACTTCAGATATTACCGCTGCTGCTAAACAAAAATCACTAATGAGTAAAAGAGCATTAGATGCTCTAAGAATATCAAAGGATGGTGAAATAAATCTTATAGTAAAGAACATTTCCAGAATATGTAAAGATAACCCAAAACTCATAGCTCTTTATAATCAGGAAAAAGCATCAGCTGATGCTGAAATAGCACAATATGCTTACGAGAAGGCAAAAAAATTCAAGGATTCCGAATATGAGAATGAGTTTTATGATCAATGGAAAAATCTAGAAAGCTCCGCTAAAAAAATAAAATACGATTCGCCAGATTTAGAAGATGACACGATAGGTGAAAATAACGGTATGTGGGATCTTTCTTTAAGAGAATTTACAAATCAGATAATGGGTTTACCAAAAGCTGATATATTAGATCTTGTAGAGGATGGTTCGGATCTAAGATGGAAATTAGCAGATGATCTAAGAATCAAGGATAGTGGCTTAAAGGAACTTAAAACAAGATCATACAGAAGCGGAGATATGGCAAGCTACAATTTCGCAAAAGAAAAAATAGCAGAAATAAAAAATAAATACAGAGTAGCAATACAATCTGTTGATAATAAGGTGTCTGTACTAAAGAGTCGCCTTAGGAATATATAAGTACATAAAATAAAAAATAAAGATGCAGAATCCATTATTTGAAAGTTTGATAAGAAAAGTTCAAACCTACGAAAATCCACAGATGTCAGAGCAAACAACACCGCCAAAAGGAACGGTATTTTCAGATTTTGTTAAGTCACTTGCACAGATTGGTACAAAATTAGTTGACCAGTATATAGCAGCAATTAAGTCTTATCCAGACACTAAAATTAAAAAAGAATACGAAAAAAGTCTTCCAGATAAGCTGGCAGCTATTCTTGCTTCAGTTGATAAAACTAAAACTGTCGGGATCCAGGTAGATTCACTTTTTAAAGCAGTTAAAGCAGAAGCAACTTCTTTCTTTAAATTGGGAGAAGGCGACACTGAGGTTGTTAAATTTTTAAAACCTTGGAGAGAATCCTTTAGAGCCGGTTTTAACGCTTACCAACAAGCAGTAAATTCTGCTATGGAATATGTTAAGCAGCAGGAAGCTGCAGGCAGTGCTAAGATGTCTGATGCAGAATTTGAAATGATATCAAAAGCAGTTGCTGCTTCTATTGAGGGATATAAAAAATCAACGCAGATTGAGTCAACATTAAAAGATGATTGGGGAAGCAACGAAGGTTATTCATATAAAGAGGTTTCTACTTCTATGAACGAATCTACTCCAGCAATTGAACAATTAATATCAAATAAAATTTGCGTAGATTTTAATACCTATAATAAAATAATTAACGAGGCTAAAGAAGATAGAGTAGCAAGAAGAGCAGCAAAGGGAGCAAGAATTGAGGGAGAAAATTTAGGGGCACAGATTGATGGTGTGCTTTCAGTGATCGGATCTAGATTATCAGATCCAAACAAAGCAAAGTTTAAATCCTTAGCAATGAAGGACCAGTTTATGTCAATTGCTACAAATCTATCCCAGATTCAAACAGAATTATCAGTCGATGATAGCGAATTAAAGAATGTTAATTTTGACGAGATTAATAAACAAATATCAAATTTAAAAACCCTGTTTGCTGATAAGAAAAAATCATTCGAGTCAACTTATGCAGAGGAAGAAAAAAATACAAGAAGTTTTAAGACCCTAGAGGTTGCAACACCAGAGGTAACTAAATATCTTACAGATGGCGATGTTCAATTCGGGCAGCTTTCTATTCTTGCTCAAAAGGCAGCAAATTTAGCAGCTGAGGAAGCTAAGAAACCAAAACCAGCTACTGGTGGTACAGGAGGTACAGGGGCAACTGGTGCAACCGGAGCAACCGGAGCTGCAAGTCCGATTAAACTTACATCCACGCTTAAAAAAGGTGCTAAAGGTGATCAAGTTAAAGAGGTTCAAACATTGATCATGACTAAGATGAAGGATAAATTAAAAGATGATCCATCATATAAGAAGTTTGCTAAATTTGGAGCGGACGGTAAGTTTGGTGGTGGAACAGCGACAGTGATTTCAGCAATAAAAGGAGGATTAGGATTAACTGATACATCGTCTGATATCACACAAGAATTTGTAGATAAACTGTCAGCAATTAAAGAGTCTTTCGTTTTTGAACAGGAGTTTAATATGGAAGCTTATAATAAAATTATAAGCGGCGGAGGAAGTTCAAGTCCAAGAAAAGTAACAAAAGAGGACATTAGCAAAAGTAAAGCGGCATTAAAAGACGCAGCTGAGGAGATAACAAAAGATAAACCCAAGTTACCGCAGGAAGAGGTTAAAAAGCAAATCGACGATGCAATAAGTAAAGCAAAAGAAGAATGGAACAAGGAATCAGCTATAAAGGAATTAAAGACCTTAGGAGCTATTCCAAACCCAAATTATGGAAAAGATGGACAGCTGGCGGTAGCAACAGTTAATGGTATGAGATTTTACGCTAACGGATTAGCTTTAAGACAATTCGATTCCGTGATGGGGACTTATGATGTTGCAAAAGACGAATTTATAGGAGATGACGGCAGCAAGGATAAAATAACCGCTTTGGCGAAAAGCGGAATTCCTTTTAAGTTTTCTAATGCATTTTCTCAATTTCAATACGACCCAGCAAAAGCGTGTAAGGACTATAAAGGGTGGAGTACAGGCACAGTATCTATTCTAAACAAAGCATTTAAGATTACATATAATAAAAGCCTAGATAAGCACCTAGCTAATAAGCTTTCAACTTGGTACGGATCAGTAAATGATGATATAGACGCTTTTAGAAAGAAATTTGCTTCGGTTCTTTCATAGAAGTTTCGCGAAACATAAGTACATTTGGGGATATAAAATATAAATTTTATGTCCCTTTTTGTTGTAGAAGGAGCTAGAAAGTCAGGTAAGACACATTTTGTTAGCTCACAAAGCTGGATCCCAGTCTTTAAGTTTGATTT